GCCAACTGTACGAGGACGTGATGAGCAAGGGAGAACGTTGCCCATGATGACAGGGCCCCCATTGGTTGCCCTACAGAATACTTCATCATTATCGGGCCCTTTCCAGGGACCGACTTTAATGGAGCCTTGTAGGAACGACCAACCAGGAGTTCCTGCCACCAGTAGGCGAACGTGTACCCAAACATCACCTCCAATAGTCCCCTTTGGAGCTCAACCGGGAACCGATCCGTCGCAGCGGACAGATCAAAGGAGTAAAAGGTTACATCCTTCTTCGACTCGGTCATCCGCAGAAGCCTTTTCACAGGCCTATGTTGATCGAACGCGCCGTCGGTAGGAATGCCGCCTAATACGTCCATTAACCAGTCATGCAACGGTTTCAGTGCGCATTGAGTCCAATAGTCAACTATTGCGAAGACCCGAACCTTCCCCGCAGGTTCCAATTTGATACTCAAACGGCCGGATTCGACACTGCGACCTCGAACGGGGTTCGGAGTCACAGATGCCTCTTCCTCCATAAGAGTCCAAAAGGAACGTGTGGTATTAACTTGGCCCATGGCGGAGAGGAAATCCCATAAGAGATCTCCCCACCGTCCAGAAATCCAAGCGTGCGCTGATCGACCGCGAGATTCAAAGCTTGAAGTCACGTAAGACTCCTTGCCCGGAACTCGAGGGTCCTCCCCCGCCTCCGTTACGTTTACACGTACCGAAGCGGACCCAGAGGACGTCAGCGGAAGAGGAACGGGTTTAAGCTCGCACGGATCCCGATCCCGGAGGTCACGAGACCCATAAGATCTTGACGGCACTGCCGACAAGAACTTACGGCAGAACTGAAACCATTCCTGGTATGCAGATTCTGTAAACGGGACTCCGGGGCGGGTTATGTTCTTCTCCAACTGGGCCTTCAAGTTCACTGGGTATTTAAACCACAATGCCCGATAAAGACCTAGAAGGGTAAGCCATAAGCGGATTATAGTCCGATCACCAGAGCGGATCCTTCGACGGTGCTGACGAGGAATTAACCTCGGAAGCCCGTCTCTGGATTTCGCCACGGTAACCTTACCAATCTCACGGTCGCTAGGATGCATTTGGGACCCAGGAAGGCCTTGCATGAGAAGTACATGGGCTACTTTCAGATACAAAGCTACTCCCCGGATACCCGAGTGCTTTGCTATCTTCGCGACATGCTGTGCGAACAGGGCAGAGGCAATAATATAGTCCTTCGACAATCGTCCTACGGTCAGACGAACCACCGATAAAAGTGGTTTCATCAGACCGCGCCAGACTTTCAGATCTGGCCGCCATAATCGCATC